AGGTCATATTCTTTTCTTAGAAGCCTGTGGAGGTTAAAGTGGATTGCGGACAATTCTTTACTTATTTGGCCAGCCCTGTACGGTGTTCTCTTGGCTGCGGGCTGTTTCGCTGTTGCAAAATCCGTCCCAATCACCTGATTAAGTGCATCGAGGCCATAGTCTGCAGCAGTTGCGGCATTTGCAGTTGTTGTTGCCATGTCAGATGCAAGCGTCGACATGGTGCCATAATCCTGGACGATCGTTTCCAGACTTGTGTCCCCGCTCTGGAATGCGTCAACGATCGCCTGCAGCTCCGGAGCCATGTCGGTCCCTGCGGACACGACAGAGTTGACCATTGCCCTGAAGTTTTCATCTGTCGCATATCTCTCACTCTCCATGAGAGTTTTCGCGTTTGAATTCCAGTTCTGGTATGACTCGACGTGCTTGTGGAGATTTTTAGCCATCTCCTCGACGGATGTTTTTTCCGCTTCTTCCAGCTCGTCAAAGAGGCCTTTCTGCCCCATCACAGACTCTTTTGTCTGCTCATAGGTTTTTCCCCATGATTCGGAAATCTTTTGCGCTACATCCTCGAGAGTATCTCCTGCAGAATCCGCAGAATCCGCAGCGCCTTCAATTGCAGTCCCGAATGTGTCTGACGCTTCTGTGGCTGTATCGGACGCCTCACTCGTCATGCCAAGGCTCTCCATATACTTATCGAGGCGCTCCTGCGTCCTTGTCATTGTTTCTGTCAGCGCATCCGACTCCTCGTTTGCTTTTGAGATTGAATCATCAAATTTGCCTGCCTCTTCCGACGCTTCCTGTTGGATTTTATTGTAACCATCAAGTGCCGACGCAGTTTCAACAAGCGATCCGTTCAGGTAGACCACAGTGTCGTTGACTGCATCTTTTGCAGCCTGCAGTCTCTGGTCTGCAGCTATAGCCTCTTCTTCCGTCGCATTGCTGTCAGCCATGACGGAATCATAATTTTCCTGCGCCGCCGTCAGTTCGTCCTGTTCGGCTTTAAGCGCTGCATCAATCTCTGCCTGTTTGCTCGCCGCTTCGCTGGCTTTGGCCATCACCTCCGCTTTTTTATCTTCTGCTTCAATGACTTTCGATTCAACTTCGACGAGTTTGTCCATTTCCTCTTGAAGGATCTTGTTATAAGCAGCTGCAATTGCCTGATCCTTCAACTTCTTGATATTATCCTTCAGCGCCTTGGTGGACATGTTGAGTTCGCCTGTCGTTTCATCGATCGCAAGGCCGAGGTCCGGATAAATAGTATTGAGTTTTTCGACCAGGACTCTCATTTTCGCCTGTTCGGAAGCGCTCTTATTTGTTTTCCCTGCGAGATCTGTCAGCTCGTCCGCATATTTTCCCGCAAGCTTCGCTGCGGCTTCTGTCTTTTCCAGAGATGCCTGATGGTTCTCGTTCATCGTCTGGATGCTCCCGACTTCGCTGTCGAGTGCTCCGCGAGCCTTTTCCGCACTGCTGACAGTGTTGATCATTTCAGCATTGAGCTGAGATACTCCGTCTTTGCCGCCGCCGACTGCTTTGTTGAGTGCGACGACCGCTCCGACTGCGAGACCAACGCCTGCGACGACTCCGACGAGCGGAAGTGCTCCCATCGCAGCGCCCATAAGGCCGACACCTGCGGAAGCCCCCTCTGCCGCCGTCGTGAGTCCTCCGACGATTTCTATTACCTTACCGACAGTCCCGTATATCTTGCCTCCTGCAGTGATCAGGTTTCCTGCTACGGTGAGCACAGGACCCGCTGCCGCCGCGATAGCTGCCATCCTGATAATCTGATCCTTTTGTGATTCGTCCAAGTTAGAAAACCAGTTGACGATATCCTGGATCTTCTCCACGGCTTTGCTTACATAAGGGATCAGCTGTTCCCCGAAGGAAATGCCGAGTTCCTCTACCTGCGACTTAAGTTTTGTTATCTGTCCGGCCAGGTTATCCTGCATGGTTTCTGCCATGCGCTTCGCTGTACCAGCACTGTTATCAACTGCTTCGGTCAGCTTGTTGAAGTCCTCGTCCGATCCATTGATTACTGCAAGCCATCCTGCCATGGCATTCTTGCCGAAGATTGCGCTGGCCGCCGCGGCCTGTTCTGTCTCCGACATATCTCCCATCTTTTTCCGGAGGGATATCATTGTCTCGCGCAGGTTTACAGATCCATCGTCGTTTTCCACGATAGCAATGCCGTACTTCTCCATCGCGGTCTTCATCTGCTTTGTGGGTTTAACCAGATTCGTGAGTCCGGTCCTGAGAGCCGTGCCTGCATTGGATGCTTTGATACCTGCATTCGCCATCATTCCGACCGCTACCGCTGTATCTTCCATGGAGATTCCAAGTGCTCCGGCAACAGGTGCCGCATACTGGAAAGTTTCTCCCATCATTGCGACATTGGTGTTGGCATTTGAGGATGCCGCTGCCATGATGTCAGCCAGCCTTCCGGAATCCTGCGCGGATTTCCCAAATGCTGTCAGCGCATCTGTCACGATATCGGATGTAGTCGCAAGGTCCTCTCCGGATGCCGCTGCCAGGTCCATGACGCCCTCGACACCGCTGAGCATGTCGCCCGTCTTCCAGCCTGCCATAGCCATGTAGTTCATAGCCTCTGCCGCTTCGGAAGCCGAGAATTTGGTCTGAGAGCCCATCTCCCTGGCTTTAGCCCGGAGCTGTTCCAGTTCTGCTCCTGTTGCTCCTGAGACAGCTGCGACTTTCGACATTGATGTATCAAAATCTGCCGTTACCTTTACTGCCGCAATGCCCATTGCCATGATCGGCGCTGTGACGTGGGTCGTCATTGTCTTGCCTACAGATGTCACAGCCTTGCCGACGTTCTGGATCTTCGATCCCACATCCTGCATCTGCTGGCCCATTGCCTGCAGCTGGTTCGGTGTATTCCTGAGCTCATTGTTGAGGTTATTGAGCTCTGTCTTTGCATTCGCTACAGCCTGCCGCCAGCGCAGGGCCTGATTGCTGTTCTCTCCGTATTTTGCGGTCGCTTTATCGAGCATGCTGTTCGCCTGGGCGAGTTTCTGCTCCTGCAGTGCGATCTGCTCTTTGAGCATCTTCGTCTGCTGTGCGGCTTTCTGCTTTGCTGACGTGTCGCTGTCCCACGCAGACTTCATAGACTTCATCTCGGCATGGAGCGTCTTGGTCTGCGTGATGATGTTGTTCATCTGCGCCCTGTATTCGGCTTCTCCTTCTATACCGATCCGAGGCCCTATATCGTATGCCATGGTCAATTACCTCAATGCAAAAAATTCATCAAAACTCATTTTCGGTGCTTTTTCTTTCGCGCCGCCGTTATAGATAGCGAGGCAAGAGATCAAGTCGAGCATCTCCCCGTAGGTCGTCAACATTGTCTCTTGCCTCGTCATGTTCAGCTGATGGCCGTAAAAAACAAACCATGAACGATTTAATTTCCTCTTCCGGCGGCTTTTGCTTTTCCCGGCGCAGCCTCCACGGTGCGCTCGGAGTCCATCTTGATCTGCGCATCAACCGCTGCTTCCAGCTCCTTATACTCGTAAAAAGGCAGTTGTGCGATATCGCTTCTTTTCAGCACCGGATCCTTGATCCCGTTTTTCTTGTTGTACTCACGGTTCATGATGATCGCGAGTTCGATGGTCGCCGTAGCTTTGCCGACTTCCGGGTGCTTGATGATAAAGTCTTCGTATTCGCAGTGAGCCTCTACGTCATATATGAGTCCATATTCTTTACCATTGATCAACATTCCGTTTCCTCCTGATGATTCAATTTGCTTGATCAGTCTCCGTCATTTTCGTCATTTTCGGTATTTTCGCTCGCAGACGTAATGTCAAGTGCTTCCCGGATCATTGCCTCTGCAGCCTCCTCGGTCTGGCAGTTCTGTCCGACTCTCCTCCACTTGTGCTTTGCATCCTGTCCGCGCTTCAGAGTCGCGCTGAGCTCTGTGGTCTGCCAGTCAATCTCCTCTTCCTGTGTCGCAGCGCTTACAGGGATCTGGGAAAAGACCGCCCTTACCAGGATGTAAGGGATGTAGCTTGTGACACCGCCGCTCATGACTCTGCGAATAAAGCCAATTCCCACTTCAGGGATATGCTGATCATCATCGTAGTCCATCCATCCGTTTACCGCTTCGGGAAGACCCATGATCAGCTTCTCTGCTGCCACCAGCAGGCCGTCAACAGTCAGGCTGATCGTGCCGCCGGTGAACTTGCCGGAATCGGACTCTGCTTCCATGTTATCGGCATAAAAGTTATTGTCCTCACTGGACTCCGGCTCGACGTTAACCTCAACGCCGCGGGCAAGAGGCTGCCCGTTGGAGTAAGTGATCACACCATCTACGCATGTGTAAAGTGCAACGTAAGGTTTAGAAAAACCTGTGGTTACCTGTCCGTTTGCCATTGTTTCTCCTTTCAGGCCGTCAGGCCGTCCTGATGCAGGTTACTGCATCCGCTTCTTTGTTTCTTCGTCGAAGGCTTTTATGATTTCTGCCTCTGCCTTTTTCCTGGATGATGTAACAGCATTTCGCATAAAAGGCTGCTTGTTCATCCAACTTGTTCCAGACTCACATGATCTTGCTACAAGCGGGTTAGGTACCCCTTTGGGATACGTTTTCGTTTTGTGATTCCCGTATCCGTCAAATCCTGCCTTTGTATTGATATATCCAGCATCATTCCGCATCGGAGAAAGTCCGAATGATTCGGCAAGATCATGCTTTTCCTGGGCTGTGGGGCCCGGGGCTTTATGCCCCTCGTTGTACCGCACTCCGTCTTCGCGAGTGTTGAGGCCGTTGATCCCTGCTTTTACCGCGTCCGCAATCACTGCGGCTCCCGGATAGATAGCTCTGGCAATCATTACTTCCTCATCACCCTTGAGTTTTTCAATCGCGCGGATATACTCGTCCAGGCCCCTGAATGTGATCTTTGCCATCTCTCACCTCACGGCTGGTTCTCAACCTGGAATATCCATTCGTAGTGAATGTATCTGGTGTCTTCCTCGTACTGCACCTGATTGAGTGTCCAGGCGAAGCCGGCAGCATTAAAAGCTGTCTGGAAGGCATCCGGAGCAGTATCGTCATCATCCTTTGTGAAGTAGTCGATCGTGCCCTCTATGGTCTGGCCTTCTTTTTTGTTGTCGCTTTGTATGCTTCCTGCTTCTCTGCCCTCTGCCCAAACGATGTACTTGTCCGTCTGCTCCATTACTTCATAGTGGCCGACGTTTTCGGTGACGCTCAGCAGTGCGTCCCTCACTCTATTAAGGCACGACAGCATATTGATCACCTATCCTTTCCAGTGTGAGGCGCGTGATCTTCAGGCCTTCTTCATCGTGTGTGCGCTGGACCATCCTGATGCGGTACTGCGAGTCGTCTTCTTTTACCGCAATCTGCGAATCGGTATCAATCCACCACCAGTCAGGGATAGAGAGCACATCGTCTATCCTCTGATCAGCCTGCAGTGCGGTGTAATATCGCGTTATGCCGAGCTCGCCATACCCAAAGCAATGCCTCTGCGGCTCCCCGCTGAGCACAGGCTTCGGTTTCTTCCCGGCTTCCGCTGCATTTGTGATCGTGAAGATTCTCACGATTCCATCATCAAATGTCATTCGCTCACCGTCGCCTCCTTCGCTTTCTGAGATACAAGGATGTTGTTCAGCTGCCAGCGCAGGAACCGGGGCATTGCCGTGTTGGTCCCTGCGCGTTTTCTGAAGAGATAAGCGGCATAATCGATCACGCAATTTTCATAATCCGACGTTCCGTCGTCTTTTATGCCTTCTCTGGATATTGCTGCTTCGGCCACAGTAAGCAGATGAGTCAAATACTCGTCATTCGCACTCGTGTATGGCCTCTGCAGGTTGTGCTTCAGGATATTCAACCTCTGCTGTGCAGTCATTTTTATCTCCCCTTGTCTCCAAAGGATGCCTGAGCATTGCCCAGGCAGTGCTCAGGCATCCCGGTTTAAGCTGCTCTTATGATCAGGCAGATGTTACGGTCACTGCGCAGACTGCAGTGCAGGTTCCGCAGGTCGCCGTAATGGTCGCATTGCCCGCTGCCACACCGGTGACAAGGCCGGAGGCGGAAACGGTCGCCTTGGTCGCATCGGAAGTGGTCCATGTCACATCTGCGTCGACAGGGAGAGTCTTCGCGGTCAGCTGTACGGTCTTATTGGCCTTGACAGTTGCGGTCGCGGTCAGCAGGATGCCGGTAACGCTGTTTGCAACATCCGGAACGAAGGTCATGGCATCGGTAGGAGTGACGCCGTTGATACCGATCGCGACGAATGCCTCTGCCACCATGGGCTTGCCGTCGTAGCGGGCAGTGCCCTTGTATGCCATCATGTCATCCGCAAAGAGGAAGTGCTCAGACTGGCCGAACTGTACTCCCTTGCGCTCTGCCATCACGTACAGATTGTCGTAACCTGCGATGATCACGTTGTCGGGGATAAAATCGAGAGACTCGATCTGTCCGCCGATGACAGGCATTGTGGCGCCGTCGGGGCTGATGGAAGAGTATACATTGCCTGCAGCGTTGATGTTCATTGCCTCGACGAGCAGGGTGTTGTAGGTTGTGTCATTCATCGCCCAGAACTTGCCGCCGCGGGAGAAAGCGTTCTTGGTCTTGCCGAATGCTCTGGCCAGATTCTGGAACAGCTTGATGCCGGTGCTGTCTGCCTGGGAAATCGTGATGACGTTGGATGTATGCAGATCTGTCCAGGGACGTGCGGTGGAAGGATAATCTGCAGGCTGTGCGGTCTGGCAGAGTCTGGACACAACACCGAGAGGCATCTTTGTGCCTGTGCCGTACAGTCCTGCCTTGTCGTATGCATAGCCGATACCGCGGCCGAGTTTGGTGAGCACGTCCTGTGCGAGGTTGATGTCGGAATCCTCAAGAAGAGCATTCGGAATCTTTACGATGCCGCCCAGCTTGTATCCATCGACCTCAAGATCGTAGTAGCCGAGCTCAAGTTCGTTGAGACGGCCGTACATCTCGGTCCATACTGCCTCGGGGAAGCCGCCGTCGATCCTGACTCGGCCTGTGCCGGGAACACTGGGGCCATAGAAGTGCTTCATCAGTTTGGAATTCTCTTCCACGATCTGGAAAAGCATAGGGAGCATGATCTCGGGGATCAGCACCTGTGCATTGGCGACGTTGCCGGCATCGCGTCTGTTAGCCATGGCTCTGATAGATCCAAGGAAGGAGCGGACCTGCTCATTCTCGAAGAATGCGTGACGCTCCATAACATTCATATCTGCGAATCTGGTTACGATTCTTGTGGGCATAGCAATTACCTCCCTTGCCTGCATGTTTTCCGGATCAGCAGCCCTCTGCTGCTGTTCGGTCTGTCTGCTTCTCTGTGCTTCTTCCTCTGCGGCGAGCTGTGTCTCCATCTCTGCGATCTCGCCCTCGAGGTCTGTGATCGCGCCGTCATTGGCTGCCTGGTCTGCGGTCAGCGTCTCAACCTCTGCCTCAACGGTCGCTCTCTCTTCATCTGTGCTCTCGTCGGTGATCTCGCCGATCGCCGTCTCCAGCTCTGCCTCGCGTGTCTGGAATTCTGCTGCTTTTGCTCTCAGCTTCTCCAGTTCCGCATTCTTGGCATCAATCTTTTTTCTAAGCATGAGCGCCTTCAGTGCCATCTGCTTTTTCTCCTTTCAGTTTTGTGAGAGTCCGCGTTTTCCATGCTTCCAGGCTGCGGCGCTTGATCTCGTCGCGTTCCTTGGCACGGGCGGAAATGTTTGTTTCCTCATATGCCGGGAAAGTGCATATAGACACTTCCCAGAGTTTCACGTCCCTGATCGTCCAGTGGATTGAGCCGTCTTCGCGGATTTCGGTATCCTCTTTGACTACATCAAACCCGATCGAGCACTGTGACACATCTCCCCGTTTGACTCTCTCGTATGCGTTTACGGCATCGCTGTCTTTCGGATTGACAACAATGCGCCCCCACAGTCCGCGAGTGTCATCTTTGATCTCGAGTGTGTGCGGTACAGTCCTTCCAAGGACCAGTGTCGTGTTATGGTTGATCAGAGCACGCACATCGCCGCTGATAGAGCTTGAAAAAGCCCCCGGTGCGATGCTTTCACTCATGTCTGTGTCTATCTGATAAACGCTGTCATATACAGCGAAATATCCTTCGATGATCATCTGATCATTCTCTTCCCGCGTCTGGAATTCGCACGGAAGAGTTCTCAGTTGCCTTGTGGCTCGGTTATTTCTCATTTCTTTCACCTCGTATTTGCGCCGGCGCAATCACTCGTTCTGGATCAGCTTTTTCTGGTTTCCTGCCATATCCCAAGGAATGTAGTTCTCGAGGACTCTGTACTCCGTCAGGCCTGCAGGATTCATGTGCATGCGGTCACGCCACTCATCTCCATTGACATATCCGCGGTCGGAGCCCTGGAGAAGGACATCGGACATGGTCTTGAGGTCATAGTCCATGAGAGACCAGACGTTGAATGCCAGATACCACTTGGGATTGATGATCAGCTTCCGTGTCAGCTCCGCGGCAATGGATTTGGCAATGGACATGACCTTGGTCTGGACGAACGTGTTCCATTCATCGCGCTTGTACTCACCGACTCCGACGATCCATGCCGGCACTCCCATCAGGGCGGCAATCGTCCGCTTGTCAATGGTCACTGTGTCGCTGATCGCGAGGTCTGCCAGTGTCAGAGGCTTGATCTGCTGGACGTCGAACTGCTCCGCAGGGATGATCCACGGTTCGCCTTCCTTCGCTGGTTTTACATAGTCATCGAGGAGCTGGCGTCTTCCGTCCGGTGTGGAGAGTTCGTCGGAAAGAGCATCAACTTTGACGATAATTGAAGGCTTGTACTCCGAAGACATAAAAGCCTTTTCCGTCCGCCTCGCCTGGTGCAGGTTGTTGGCAATCTCTTTGAGCGGTACATTGACGCCTGTGCCCATCCACGGATAGTTCTTGTCCGGGTTATAGACAAAATGCAGAAGACTCTGCGGGTCTCTCGGGATGCCGTCAACGCAGACCCTGTAATCAAATTCACCCACCGCGTTGAAGCTCACCCTCCAGTACGGGATCGGCTCAAGACGTTCCAGATATCCGTCTTTTGTGTGCGGCTGAACAATCGCATTCCCTCTGCCGGTCAGGAGCATGGTGGTCACGATCCACTCCATCCATGTGCTGCGTGTCATATTGGGCGAAGGGTTGATATCGATCAGCCTTGACAGCTCGTTCACGATCCTCTCATCGCCGTTTTTGGTGTTGTTCATGAGATGGATGGTCGCCGAGCCGATCAATTCCGCAATCTTCCGCGCACATGCGACGATTTCCGGCATCTTGTCGAGAGATGTGTAACCGGAAGAAGAAATCATCTCGTTAAAAACAGATGATGCTGTGATTACGACCGTACTTCTCTTTCCGGTAGGTTCCCTGTTTTTCGTTTTCTTTCTGCCCATGTATTACTCCTGATCATCTTCCGGCCTTCCGCGCCAGCGGTTGTCCTTCTTGGTTTTCTCGCCTGCTTCCAGGCACTTGATACATGCAAAAACCGATGCATCGAAAAGGTCGATGCGCTGTGTCGTGTTGACTTTTTCGTACTGGACCATGTCATCCGTCTTTTCGACTGCTTTGACATTGCTCACGCAGTATTCGTATGCCTCCGAATGCAGATAATAGAGATTGCCGTTGAGTGCCGACTTCTCGATTCTCCGGAAGCCCCTGCTCTTCTGGTAATAGACCTGCGGCTGGTCAACGATCTTGAAGCCTGCCGCCTTCATGGCCGGGAAGTATTCCTCTCCGGCGAACTTCCTGTCCTGGCCGACCTGCCTGATCTTGAAGCCCATGCTCCGCATATCCTTGAACCAGTTGACGATGTCAGCGATCTGCACCGTCTCGGAGT